CGGCGCATCGGCGGCAAGCGTGAGCGAATTCGCGCTTCCCGCCTGCGCCGTGCCCTCCTGCTCTAGCGAAGCATCCCCGCTGATACGCTCAAGCCGGTACTTGTCGAACAGGTGATCATTCCAGCGTGCGTCCTCGAACGTCACGTCAACTACTTCGCGCGCGCCCAGCGCCGAGAGACTGCGGTCCATCCCGCCCAGGTTCACAGCGCCCGGCGTCACCGCAGGATTGCCAGGCTCGGCCACCAGCATCGGGAACACGTTGTCATAGTGCTTCGTCAGCCCGCGCTGCGGATGCGAGAAGCGGATCACCTGCGTCGCGGGAAGGTAGTTGTCCGGATCCTGGCATGAACTGCGTGTGTTATAGCACTTGCGATTCCCCGTGTTCGCAACCGGCGGCGAGCCCTGCGTTTCGCCATCAGGACCAAGCTGCGCCGTGCACGTCCCGGCAGCGTTCGTCGTGCCGTACTCAAGCTGGCATTCGGGGACATCCAGCTCCACGATTGTCACTACCTGCTTACCGTAGTCGCTCATCTACTCGTTCCCGATGCCAACCATATTCCACGCCACGCTGAAGCGATCCCACTCCGAGTAGCTCGGCTTGATGTCTTCCATCGTCCAGACGAACGCGATCTCCTCCGGGTAGTCCTCGGGGCGCCACGCGAAGAAGTACGGGAACTGGCGCGCCGACTTCACGAACGGATCGAAGTTCTCGCGATACCAATCGTGCTCCAGCCGCGTGAAGCTGATCGGCGACTGCACGCCGTACTTCTTGACGGCCTGCCCGAGGAACTGTCCACCTCGGGACATCGAGCCGTGAAGCTCCGTCTGCCGCGACAGCGTGATCGGCTCGTAGCCCATCTCCGGCGGGCGCTGCATGGCAAGAGTCAGGCCCGTGTAGACGACGCCGAGTTTGGGCGCAAAGTCTCCGGTGAGAGTGATGCGAACAAACCGCGCATTCCTCGCGTCGTCGAGAAAGAGAAGCGGCGCGTCGTCGCCGGGGCTCACTTCTCCACCGAGCGCCGTCCATATCTGCACGGGCGGCGATCCCTCGGTATCGCCCATGCTCGTCTCGACCGTCACCGCAGCGCCCTCGGTGCCGATGGTGTGCTCGGCAATCCCGAGGTAGTCGATGGAGCGCGTGGCCCCGAGGTCTATTGTCCACGTCGCGGGCATGGCCGAGCCCTGCCAGTAGCCGTGCGTACTCGGCTCCAGCGGCATCTCTTTCGGCCCGGCTTCGGTCTCAGTGCTCGCCGTCACGATCACGTCATCGTCGCGCGTGTGCGTGTGATACCCAATTCTAGGGTTGACTAAAGGCTCGCCAGCCGCCTCTGCGCTGAGGATCAGGGAATTGGGAAAGATCACCATTTCAGCGCTCCACCACCACGGTGCGGCTGCCGTCCACCGAGTTCTCGTTCTGGATCTCGAGCAGCTCGCGGACTTGAGCGCGCGTATAGGTCTGGCCGTGCAGGTTGACGATGGTCGTCTGGCCGCCCGTCCTGCCCGTAGCCTGCGCGTTGCCCACAGGCTGAGTGCTGATCGGGTTAGCTGGCGTGCCGGCCGCAGCGCCACCCCCTCCCAAGTTCGCCGCTTGGAACAGCCCGGTCGCGGCGATGATCCCAACCTGAATAGCGCCGAGAGCCTTCATGGACGCGGCCACCGGGGCGCCCGCAATGGGGCCAAGTTCTGCGAACGCGCGCATGACTGCGACCGACGTGGACTGAATCGTCTGCGCAATGGCAAGCGCCTTGTTGATCGCGATCACCGCGATGGCCGCCGTCTTCGACTTCCCGGCGAACTGCATCAGCAACTCCGCCCCCATCTGCCAGGTCGTCATGCGCATGTCCCTGACCTGCTGCTCCATCTGGGCCTGCTGCTCGATCTTCGCGCGCTCGGTGTCGATCCAGAATTGAGCGCCCGCCTGCACAAGGGATCGCTCCTCGGCAAGGTGCTCGCGGATTAGTTCGAGCTTCTCCTGCCGCAGCCGCTCGGCTTCCTCGGCGGCCTGCATGTCCATCTCGCTCTTGAAGCGCAGCGTGTTCTCGTATTCTTCGAGATCGGCCATCGCGATCTTCGCCATCTCGACCGCCGCCTCCTGCGCCGCCTTGAGCCGGGCCTTCGCGGCGGCTTCGTCTACCGCGCCGCCGCCCACACCCCCGCCGCCGCGCCGCCCCCCGCCGGCCGCAGCGGCGCCGCCAGTCCCGAGCGCCATGATGCGCTGCTCCCAGGCGTCCAGTTCCTGGCGCGCTTTCTTGCCGTCCTCGATGAGCGCCTGGCGTATCGCGCTGAAGCCAGCAAAGTCGCCAGTCGCCAGCGCCGCCATCTGCGCCATCATCCCGCCGAGTTCTCGCCCGATGCCTTTCAGGACGAAGGAAACATTGCCGCCGAGGATCGTTATCACCTTGAACGTCTCGGGCAGGATCTTGAACGAGTTGTCCAGACCCTTCGCCGCATCGGCCGTCTTCTTGATGTCGCCCTGAAGCGCCTGCTCGGCGAACATCTTGGCGAGCTCCGAGACCACAGGCAGCACGTCATTCAGCATGACGATGCCGTAGGACTTCATCTTGTCCACGAGGATCGACATGTTGTCGTTGAACACCTCGGCCTGCTTCGCGGACTCTGCCGTGATCGGGTTCAGCGCCTTGCCCTGCTCCACCATCTCGGCGAGCGCGGCGCTCCCCATGTTCAGCATTGGGATCAGGTCCAGACCAGCGCGCCCGAACAGCTTGACGGCGAGCGCAGTCTTGAGCGTGCCGTCGTCCATCTCTTTGAATCTGTCCGCGACCTCGATCATCACGGCCTCGGCGGACTTCAACGACCCGTCCGTGTCCTTGATCTCGATGTTCAGCACGGAGAAATTGCGCTTCGATTCGAGCAGCCCCATCGACGCATCGAACATCATGGTCGATAGCGTCTTCAGACCCTTCTGCATCCCCTCGAAACTCACACCCGACAACTCGCCCGCATGCCTCAAGCCGACAAGGGATTCAACGGCGATGCCGACCTTCTGCGAGAGCTTTGAAAGCTCGTCCTGCGTATCCAGCGCCCCACGGATCAGCCGGGTGAACAACACCGCGCTGAGGCCGATGCCGAGCGCACCGAGCGCACGCTTCGCCATATTCACCGAACGCTCGACGGACGACATGGTGTTTTGCACCACGCCGCGCGCCTTCGTCATGTCCGACTGAAGACGCGCCATGTTGGCGAGCATCTGAATCTCGAGTGTGCCGGCTACCGCCATGTCATCCTCTCAGAATCTTGCGGATATGCTTCGCGATGCGCGCTCGGTCTGGCTCGCGTTCCCAGGGCGGCGGCGCGTCATGTGCCTCGGCTCGGAACGACTCCGATAGGTACTCTGCAGAAAGCCGCCGGATGAGCCTTAGCTGCCACGGCGGCAAGGACACGCCACTACCTACCTGCCATGCTTGGAGCTCGCCCCAGGACAGCGCTGCGGCGCCGCCAGCCCCTCCTGACACCGGCCCAGCGTCGAGCAGATACTCGATCAGGAAGTAAGACTCCGGATCGATGTCGGGAAGGTCTGGCTCCTCGCCAGCATCGACCCGCATCTGCCATCTGGACTTGCGCGCTGGCAGCTTCTTCGGTGGGTCCTTCAGGTTACTCGGCGGCGGCTGCGGAATCGCGTGCCACCACGCCAATGCCCGCACATACGGGCTCAGGGCTTCGGCGAGCCCTTGCTGAAATTCCCCCACTCGCCGATGTGCTTGGCGACCTGTTCGGCGATGAAGCCAATGCTCATGTCGGCGTAGACGACCTTGTGCAGCGCCTCGCCCTTCAGACCGTCGCACTCGATGTTGGCCGAAAATTCCTTCGTGCAGCCGGCAAGGAACTCGGCCTGCTCGCGCGCCTTGTCCTCGGCGCTCTGGTCCATCTTGCCCTTCTTCTTGAGCTTGTCGATCATCCGATTCGACTGCGCCGCCTGCGCACGGGCGTAGGCTTTGGAGCCCGGCCCGTACACCGTGACGGTCATCGGCTTGCCATCTTCGCCCTTCATGGGCGCTTCGTTGGAATCGACCAACGCAATAACACTCGTTTCTTCCACCGCGAACGTGCGGATGTCCACGCGAACCTCCTGTGGTTGTGATACTGCTTTTAGGCCGCGACGGTCGACACGATCCCCACGCCGGTGCTGGTCGTGGTGAGCTCCAGCGTCATGCTCGCCGAGCGGATCGAGTCCACGCTGGTCGCGGCCTTCTTGAAGGACATGACCTTGGCCTGGAAGTAGTCCACGTCCCCGCCCTGATACACCACGCGGAAACTGTAGTCGTTGTCCGAGGCGAGAGCCGCAAGCGCGATAACCTGGCCGGCGTCATCGTTGTCGAGGCCAAGCTGCAACGTCTTCGAGCCCTCGTTGAACGAGCCCTTGAACTTCTGCACGCCGCGGGAAGCAATGGGCATGTGCGTGACCAGGGCGTACTCGCGCCCGTGCTCGCCGCCGTCGGTGATCTCGCCGATCGCCGTCCAGTCCATGCCGGTGTCTTCGTACCCGGCTTGGTCGAACGTCACCGGCTGCTCTGCCGCGATGCTGATTACGGTCCCTGCTACGCTTTCAACTTCCGAGGTCATGATGGTCTCCTTTCAGGTTACGAAGATTTCCACTTCACCATGAAGTCACGTGACCCCGAATAAAGGGCCGCAGCGACATCAGCCAAGTCCGGGCCCTCGATGTCAGGAATTATCGAGTCCAAAGTGACACCGTTCACCGTGCCGCTCTGGTTCGGGCAGGCCGCGAGCACCAGCGCGAGGATCTCCCGAACGTGCGGGTAGCCTTCCCCGGCGGGCTCGCCCTCGGGTGCCTTCACCAACACCGTGACCTGCACGCGGTCGGTGTGCATCCTGTTCGGCTCGGTCATGGCTAGGGTGAGCCGCGGGACGCTCGAGACTTCCGTCACCTGGATGGCCGGCATCACGGTGTTCAGCGGCAACTCGCCCGCCATGATCCGCGCGGCCGGAACCTCGGCGATCAGGGGCGCATTGGTCTTGAGCAAATGCCAGATCGCCCGGACGCCGCTCATTATTCGTCACCGTCAAGCTTGACGTGCGCAGTGTCGAGGCCGTGCTTCTTGGCGAGCAGCGCGCGCATGTGCGTCGCCATAGCCTGCACCGCGGCTTGCGCCTGCGTGTCCATGGCCGGGCGCATATAGGGG